GATTGCTGCAGGGGCTACGATTGCAGATGGAGATATTTTTCAACTGCTTGAAATACCTGCAGAGTCAGTCGTAATAGCAGCAGGTGCAGAAATTATGAAGTCTTTTACTGCTTCATGTACTGCTGACATCGACTTTGCAGGTGGTGACGATATTGTTGATGGTGACTCTCTTGCTGTTGCTGCAGGTACATACCTAACAGCAGGTAGTAATGGTCAAACAAATATTGTTAGCACAGGTGCGGCAAATTTAATCGGTGAGACTATTCCTGCCGATGCTAATACTGCTCCTGTCACTGTTACTGCCGCAGATACTATTGACGTAACTATTGCAGGAGCTGCCGCAGCTACTGGTAGGTTAAGAGTATTTGCAGTTATCGCTGACATTTCAGCAGCTCATCGTGAAGCTGCCGTTGCGTCTAGAGATAACGTATAAAAACTATACTAATTGAGGGGGCAGGGAAACTTGCCCTCTCTTTTAACATAAAGATTTTATAAAGGAAAGAGATATGGGTGTTACAACGGCAATGTGTACATCTTTTAAGGGTGAACTCTTAGGTGGTACGCACGATTTAGATACAAACACAATTAAACTTGCTTTGATTAAGTCAAGTGAGTCAGGTACGTATGGTGCAGCTACCACTAATTACTCAGATGTAACAGGTAATTCTGATGAAGCATCTGGTACAAACTATTCAACAGGTGGTAACACATTGGGCAGTGCGGCTATTACTACTTCAGGAACAACAGCACTATTAGACTTTGCAGATACAACTTTTTCAAATGCTACTGTATCAGCATCTGGTGCAATTATTTATAACTCAAGTCAAAGTAATAAAGCAATAGCTGTAATTAGTTTTGGTGGAACAGTTGCTTCAACAGCAGGTGATTTTACTGTATCATTTCCTGCAGCTGATGCAAGTAATGCTATTGTAAGGATAGCTTAGTATGGCTACATATGGTGCAAATGATGCACTATATGGTACAGGTACATTTGGTACAGCACGATATGGTAGAGTAACACCAATAATAGCTGTATCAGGTGTTGTAGGTACAAGTGCTGTAGGCACAGTTACGCCTAAAGCAGAAGTTTCATTAACTGCCACAGGTGTACAAAGTACAGGTTCTATAGGAACAACAGAGCAACAACTAGATACTACAGCTACAGGTGTAAGTTCTACTGGATCAATAGGCACTGTTGAGGTACAACTAGATACATCAATAAGTGGTGTAAGTGCAACAGGTTCTATAGGTTCTTCAGAACAACAGTTAGATACAACATTAACAGGAGTTTCTGCAACAGGTTCTATAGGAGATGTAGAAGAACAACCAACAGAAGCACTAGAGAGTGTTTCAGCTACAGGTTCTATAGGCACAGTTACACCTAAAGCAGAAGTATCATTAACAGCTACTGGTGTATCAGCTACAGGTTTAGTAGGAGATGTAGAAGAACAACCTACAGAAGATCTTGAGAGTGTTTCTGCAACAGGATCAATAGGTACTCCTACAGTAACAGCTTCAGCAGCTGTGATGGGAGCTTTTAATCCAGAGATAGCATCTATTTTATTCTCTAAGGTAGCTTTAGTTACAGCTTCAGAAACATCAGCAGATACAAGAATAGCTGCAGTAGAAGGAGCATCTTTTGCTGAACAAAACTTAGCATCTTCTAGAGTAGTTGCACAAGTGTTAGATGCAACAGGATCAAGTGGTACAACAAATGAAACATTGGCTCTTACTGGTGATGATCAAGTAGGGGGAAGTATCCAAGGAGCAGTAGGAACAGGTCAAGCAGGTGCATTATCAACAAGTGCCACAGTGTTTGATTATGAAGCAGTAAAAGAACTATACAGTAGAAGAAGAACTGTTTTTATAGCGAGGGCTGCGTAATGTCTACATCAGCCGAAAGAACAGCGTTAGTTGCAAGTGAAAATAGAACTGTCTATATAGAAAGACAACCAACTTCTGCTGATAGAACAGTATATGCAAGCGAGGATTAAATATGAGTTTTAAATGGCCCAACAAAGATCCAGATGAAACACTAGATTATAGTGTAGATTGGTCAAGATTCTTAGGAACTGCTACAATAACTACTGCTGTTTGGGCAGTTAAATCAACAAACTATACAACACAAACAACTCTAGCTGCAGGAGAAACTTTAACAACAGCTTCTAGTTCAGCAGTAACAGACTCTATACAGAATGTATCTCAAACAAATACTCCCACTGGTGCAGCGACTGTAGCCACAATTAACATAGCAGGTGGTACAGCCAATGAAGAATACACATTCTTTTGTACTATGACTGACTCTACAGGCAGTGTTGCACAAAGAAGTATTAAATTAAAAGTTAGGGAGAAGTAATGGCTTACGATTTTTTAGGCTTGACAAATGATGTTAATAGAAGACTAAATGAAGTAGAACTAACATCAACTAATTTTGCTTCTGCTACTGGTGCATATAGTGCTATTAAAGACAGTATTAACTCTTCTATTCGTTACTGTAATCAGCATGAACAACAATGGCCTTTTAATCATGTTGAGCAAGAGGATACATTAACAGCAGGTGAGGTAAGATATGCATACCCCTCTGATGCTAAAACAATAGACTTTAATAGCTTTCGTATAAAAAGAAACAGTACATTTGGTAATGAAACTCAAAAATTAACTCTATTATCTTACGAAGAGTACTTGACAAAGTTTATAGATTTAGAGTATAATACATCTAATACAAGTATAAGAGCAATACCTACTCATGTCTTTAGATCTCCTAGTCAAGAGTTTGGAGTTGTGCCTCCACCTAACAATGCCTATGAATTAGTATATGAATACTATAGATTACCTATAGACCTTGTTAGTGCAACAGATGTTCCTGCATTACCTGAACAGTTTAGACATGTTATTGTAGATGGATCAATGTACTACGCATACCTATTTAGAGGTAACTTACAGGATGCTCAAGTTCTTCAGGGTAAGTTTCAAGAGGGTATTAAGAATATGAGAAGTCTCTATATTAACAGGTACAACTATTTAAGATCTACAATGATACAACAAAATGAAACATTTACACCTCTTATAAGGGTAAATTAATATGCCTACAACTTGGAGTACATACCCCATTGAGTTTAAAGGGGGCTTAATAACAAATATGAGTCCTCTTCAGCAAGGTATTAATGCTCCGGGATCTGCAAGAACTTTAAAAAACTTTGAGCCATCTATAGAGGGTGGCTATAGAAGAATACTAGGCTTTACTAAATTTGATTCTAATATTGTACCCCCATATGGTAATCCAGTAGTTCATGGTGCATCTCAGTCAAGTACAACATTAATTATTGCTGCTATTCATAAAACACCTGAAGCAGGTGATACATTTACAATAGCAGGTGTAACAGGAACATATACAATAGCATCTGGTGGTGTATCTTTTGATGACACAAATAATAGAGCCACACTCACATTAACAGGTGCATTAGCCTCAAGTCCTGCTAATGGTGCATTAGTAACTTTTGCTACTACAACAACAAGTCATCTTATTAATGGTGTGACTAGTTGGGAAGATAAAGCAATAGTATCACGTAACAATGATCTTTTTAAGACTACAGGATCAGGTTATACTAAGATAAACAAACCGACTTATGGTACAGTTTTAGTCAATGGTGGAAGTCAAAGTGGTGGAACACTGGCAGTAGATGGTTTAACTTCTGCTCCTCAAGCAGGTGACGTATTTACGATAGCGAGTGTAGATAAAGTATATACAGTTACAGCAGATGCTACAGTTAGTTCAGGTGGATCTACATTAAACATCAATCCTAACTTAGCTAGTTCACCTTCAGATGATGCTGTTATTACTTTTATAAGTACAGCTAGAGAGGGTGCAACTAAAATAAGATTTGCATCTTATAACTTTAGTGGAACATTAAAATTAGCTATAGTAGATGGTGCTAGTCACCCTGCTCTCTATGATGATAGTACATTCACAGTTTTAAATGATGCACCTACAGATGTACTTGGAGCTAAATACGTAGTTAATTTTAAGAATCAACTTATATTTGCAAAAGGAAGTACAATTACTTTTACTGCTCCTTTTACAGATTCAGACTTTACTGCAGCTAGTGGTGCAGGAACAATAAATGTTGGAGCTACTATTACAGGAATGTCTGTATTTAGAGAACAACTTGTTATCTTTACTGAAAGAAGCATTGTTAGACTTGTTGGAGATACGATTGCAAACTTTCAGTTACAACCTATAACAAGAGATATTGGTTGTTTAGAAGGGGATACAATACAGGAAGTAGGTGGAGATATTATCTTTCTAGCTCCTGATGGATTAAGACTTTTAAGTGGTACAGAAAGAATAGGAGACTTTGGATTAGGTGTTGTTTCAAAAACAATACAAAAAAACTTGACTTCTTTTATTGCAACAAATACTAGTTTTTCAAGTGTAGTTATTCGTGAGAAATCTCAATACAGATTATTTGGTTATAATACGAACATTAGTAAAGAGAGCGCACAAGGTATTATAGCAACACAGTTTTCTGCTCAAGGTGGGTGAAGTGTTCAGTTTGAAGAGACAAGAGGAATAAGAGCTGAAGTTGCAGGTGGTAAGGATAATGAAGAAAAAGAGCTAAAATTCTTTGCT